TAGATCAAGTTCAAGAGCTACTTCAACAAGTAGGTCTACAACAACAGTATTTAACACTAGTACTACTACTGCAAGTTCAAGGGCTACACAAACAAGTAGAAGCACAACATGTACGTTTAATACCGCACACTCTACTGCAAGTTCAAGAGCGACTGCGACAAGTTTATCAACTACTACAACGTATAATACTACTACTACTACTGCAAGTTCGAGGTCTACTTCAACAAGTAAGTCCACTGTATGTACCTTTAATACGTCACATGCTACTGCAAGTTCAAGAGCAACGGCAACAACTCTATCTACTTCTACAGTATATGCCACAACATTAGGAACACTCACTAGTAGAGCTACAGATACTACTAGATCAACTACTTGTACATTCAATACTACAACTACAACATCTAGTTCTAGAGCGACTTCAACAAGTAAAACAACTACTTGCACATACGAGACTACTAAGTCTACTGCAAGTTCGAGGGCTACGGGTACTACAAGGTCAACTACTTGTACATTCAATACTACTACCTCAACAGCTAGTTCTAGGGCGACTTCAACAAGTTTAACAACTACTTGTACATTCGATACTACAACTACAACAGCAAGTTCAAGATCTACTTCAACAAGTAGACCTACAACTTGTACCTTTGAGACTTCGGCAGGAACTACTACAACGTTCGAAACCTCAAGTACTACAGGGTCTGTATTTGCTACTACTAGAAGCACCACGAGTGTATTCGGTACTACTAGAGTAACAGATACAACAATAACAACGGAACATTTGACAACTTTTGCTACTGCAACAGCTACAAATATTTTTGAAAGAATAACTTCCGCCCAAGCTGGGACTATATTCGATACTGAAGTATCAAGCGCTTCAGATATCGGTGCCTCATATTGGGACGGATCAACATGGAGTTAAAATATGGCACAGCCAAATAACAAACCTAAACCAGGTGATATAAAAGAAGCGGATGATCATTGGACTAAGAAGTATCGTAATGACGATATAACGCCAGAGTACATCAATAGAAAGATGGAGAACCTTATGTCGGCTCTCTTTGATACAATAGGGGAGAATGAGGAGAGAATTAAAGATCTCGAAGCTCAAGTCTGGAAACTATCACAAGCAGTAAGGACAGACTAATGGCTTTAGACGCGTTAGCTTTAAATGAAGAATTAGGTGATGTTCCAACTCACTTTATGAAATCAGGGAGTTGCATGCCTCCCAAAGAAAGACTTGCTACAATGCTAGAATTTCAAAGGAGAGTACTCCCTAAAACACATAGAGGAGTAAAATTTGAATTTGACCTTTGGTATAATACGAATGAATTAAGAACTATTAGAAACTTCTTATACACCGACTTTCTAGGGGATGGAATTTTTATTCGTGTTAACACTATAAAGATAAACGATAGAATAATGCATAGTATTGCTGATTCCGATATTAAGATAGACGAAGAAAGAATACAAAAAATTATTGATAATCTAGGAAATAAATATACATTACAAGTAAATCACGATACTTTTGATAAGGTTGTGTTTCCGCCAGGAAGTAACTTAATACAAGGCGGAAAAAATGTAATGGATTGGAAAAAACTTGACCAAAAGGTCAGAGAAGGGTTTATAATTAAACCACACCCTATCACAGCGCACGTTTGGGTTGCTAAGTATAAGGAACGCTACGGCGCAGATAAGGTACTAAATAAAAAGTATGGTGGGTCAGAAATATTATCAAAGTGTTCTGACTTAGCATTTTGCCCGAATAGTCAAATGGGCATAGAAGGGCTGCTTCTAGGAAAAAATATTCATTCAATAGCTACTCCCAGAGTTGCTAGAGAGAAGAATCACCTAACATATGAAGCAATTTATCAAGGCATCGCAGGAAAAGAGTGTGGATCTAGAACTGCTCTTTTGAAAATATTATCCAGTAAAAGATCTGGCATAGTATTTCACTATGACGATGATGCAGAGGAACGTGTCGAGAGGTATCTCGAACAATTTTGGGAATATACATTAAAATGATAGATATAATTATTCTAACAGAAGAAATAAACAGTGAGTTTACTCTCTCTTCATTACTGAAGTATGATGAAAACTTTCGTATTCACCTATTTAACAGGAGGGGCTTGCTTATCGAAAATATGGAGCCAACTATTAACTGGGCGATGAAAAACTTCAGAGAAGTTTATAGCTATCAGACTCCTTACGCTTTTAGAGGGCCAACCTCTAATAGAATGGCTAGAGTATTATGTCAATTTAGAGAGCATTGGAAAGATAAAACTCCTGCCGGAGGCGCAATAGAAAGAGTTATAGTACACACTAAAGGTGCAAGAATATTTAATGGTGGTTTAAAAGAAAACATCCCAACTGTCACACAAATGGGAGATAGAGTTTGTTATTTTTCTAGAAAACATCAGTACTTTGATCACAAATTTTATGGCAACTATTACCAAATCCTAGGATTAGAAGCAAAAAAGGATGATTATGAGAAAGATTTTCTTTTACTAAACTGGAAGAAGTTTAAAGCACTAAACCAATTTCATATGTTCTTTAATGGAGGTAAGCCAACTATGCATCAATTACCGAATTCTATTGAATGGTTTAACGAAAAAGACTCCTTTATACTATCTGCAGAAAATAATCAACTATTTAAGTATCTTAAAGAGCAGAATCATGGGTACATGCCTCTATATATGGATATGAATGTAGACGAGTTAATCAAGAAAGAGTCTATTGGACCAAAAGATACTATAAATCATAATATTATGATGCGAAAAGCTTTCTCAGTAAATTTACAAACAGCAGAGCTATTTATGGACTACTACCTGCTACCTAGTTTATTTTATATGGCAGTCCCATGGGATATGTGGACAAAAGTTATAGACGATATTCCTTTGAATTTAAGAAGAGAAGGAGTAAACGAGAGAATACTACAAAAAGCAAATAAGCAGAAGAAATATTTAAGAAAAGTAGTAGAAGCAGGATATTTACTAGGGAAAATTTAATGTTTCGTAGTATTCAGCTATTGTCTCAACTAATTAGGTATAAGCCCAATCAACCAGATAATGCAGACCTAATAGCTAAGGTTGTATTACACTTCACAGGAACTTCAATCGATCATCAAATAGAACTCTGGTCAAAGACTGATACTGGCCAGCGTTACCTTGCAGGCGAACGTATAATAGATAATATTGAATCTTTTCGCACTAGAGATGAAAACACCTTAGGACATCAATACTTACAATTTATGGATAAATATTACTTTGATAAATTAGGGAGTATGTTAGATTTGAATAAAAACGGTAAAGTAGGTAATAATACAAAACAAAAATATGGATTGTTTATTATGGACTGCCATGACTTTCTTCATGTTATAACTGGATATCCGCCCACTCCCCACGGAGAGCTAATGCGTATAAAAATCTATAAACAATATGAGGGTAGAGGTTGGGCAGCAGTCGATGCTGTAGGCAAGCTTTGGGCATATAGTAAAGGAATAAAAGAAGCAAAAAGATATCGCGAACTTGCCCAAGAAGCTAGACAGACTAGAAAATTAGTAACTAATTATATATTTGAAGATTGGTTTGAAATGTTAGGGTGGCATGTCAATAAAGTTCGGAAAAATCTCAGCACCAAATCGACAACCCTTTACGACTATAAAAGTCTTTAATCTTCCAGTATTTCTGTTTCTAGGTCAGAAAGAACTTCCCATTTAATAATCCCATTGCGGGACATTTCTAAAGCGTACTCTCTTTCTGCGGGGACGTTGTGAGGAATCTCATCAACGGTATTTCTAGGTAAATGCCAGCTATTCGGGTATGCGGCTCCTACTTTAAATGGAGCAGATTTTGCAAAGAAATCAAACCCAACAATCGTAAGACTCTTCCAAACCCATGCTTTCTTTATTAACCATAGTAAAGTAATAAAGCCATTAGAGGGACGCCCTAATAAAGCATTATTCTCATATCCAAACTCGTCATACAATTCTAGTAATTCTGCGTCTGTAAACATTGTATGGAACTCTCCAATCAACGACTTATCTACTTCTTTTGCAGTATTTAAGTTTATTCGTGTACGATTTAGTAATTTTGGCACATTCTGTAAATTAGGACGTTCCGCCATTTGTGCAGCCCTTAAAAATCCAGTTGCCCAAATATCTGTTCGTATTCCTATATTTCTGTAATGCCTTTCACGAGGTATTCCTTTACCCATGCGAATAACTATATCATGACCATCAATAAACTCTCCTTTATCATAATTTAGAATCTCTACAGAGTTGCCTACTAAGACCACATTTTTATTTTCTAGTAGTTTTAATATTAGTTCTGCAGTAGCCATTCTAAGTCCTTGATTGCTTGTTTATCTGATTGTATATCTCTATAATTTGCCCGATTATGTAAAGTTATCTCGGGTACTTCTAGTTCTGTAGACTGTGCCATAATAAGTAATTGTTTAATACCTTCAGCAACCTCGTCATGAGATACGCTAGGTAAGTCATTACTATTTAGTAAACCGAGATTGATTGTACTTATACGGCATTGCTTGTCACTATTATAGACAAGACTATTAGTAAGATGATTAAGACTTGCTTTTTGCGCACTATACATATATCCTTGTGAAATATTTGGTTGAGCAGCTCTGCTCGAAATGTTAATTATATACTTACTACTATCTTTCTTCCAAGCCTCGTAAGCTTGGAATAATAGTTTTGTTTGATCAAATCCTAGGTGAGCACAATTGATAAATACATCGTTTTCTTCCCAAACCCACTCACAGTTCATAATGTCTTCAATACGAACATGGTTAATTGAGCAGTCCTGCAAAGCACCCGCTATGGCTGCTGCAAGACCTGATGCTCCTGTTATTGCTACTCTCATACTATGTGTCCGATTATTACCATAGAACCTAGCATAAATGCTACTACTACAAGTTGTATAATACTTGCCCAAAATATTTGTCGCATAGGATGTACTTCTGTTACCTTTTCAATATTCATATTTTAAATACCTCGTTTATTACTTGACCACATGCTTTAGCTAGGTCAATATGCTCTAGTTGTGTTCCATTAGCAGATCGTAGTTCAATATAATGAATCCATGATCTTAATGTACCATTTACATAAAGACGACTCATTGTATTCCCTTCTGGAAGTACCGCACGTGCCTGCTCCTTTGCGATACCATTCTCAATAGCCCAGTTATAGGCATCTTGTGCAAGTAATATGACACTTCTCTGTCGTCTATGCCACTCAATCTGCAATCCATCATTATCTGACTTTATGCTATTCTGCCTATTCTTAGGGTCTTGTAAACGTGCTTCGCGGGTCATGAAATCTAAGTCATTAGTTGGGTCGGCATAGCGCTGACTAAACTCTTGGAAGCTAAAGCTACGATGACGTAAGAACTGACGAGCAATGTCTCTTGTTGTTTCTATCTCCATACACACACTGACCATTTCTAGTGGGCTCCAGTGCTTGTGTTTGATCAGGTACTTGACAAGTTTTTCATTTGTTTCTTTATTCATCTGATTAGATGGGTTACTCACTCTAGCGCAGTAAGCTACTAAATCTAATAATTCTAGTGGTACTGCTACTTTAGGTGTTTGGCTGTAACTAATTAGTTCTACTTTCATATGTTTGTATAATCTCGAATGATTCCTTTCCAAATAGTGTCCCATCTACGGAACACCCGTTACATGGAGATTGACTTCTGTCTCCTTTTGCTAATTTACGTCTAATTTTCCTCATAGGTTTACCAAACCAAACGTTCATTAAGCTGTCATTTAATAAATTTCCTACTATATGTTCTCTACCCCAATCGTTGGAGCAAAAGAGAACGTCTCCATTCCAGTCTACAAACATTTTGTAGAACGGATAATGGCACGGCTTTCCTTTCAAAGAATCTATATCACTTTCATCTATGCCGAGCCAGTCTATTGTACCACTTCTATTATTAAGAATAAGTCCATGATCTTTCATACTCCAGTGCATACGGTACTTGTACCTGTCTCCTGGAATATCCTTCATAATTTTATCAAATGTATACATCTGATGCGCTCCATCATACAAGTTAATGTACAACAAAGATAAACCATTCTCAAAGAGGTCATTTGCATACTTTGGCGAAAGTTTATCCCCATTAGTATTGCACTCGATTATGTTGGAATGAAGATGTGTTCTAAAACTTTTAATTACTTCCTGAAACTGCGGATTAAGTAAATTTTCTCCAAAACCGCTAAGAGAGATCTTTCCACGATAGTTATTACGTGCAAGTTCCTTAGCTATTCTTGCTGCTCCTTTCGGAGTCATATGCAAGTTTCTGTTCCCAAAGACTTCAGGGTCATGTCGCGGACAAAAGACACAAGTTCGATTACAAAGTTCGGTAGTATTTACTTCGACTGTGAGTATGGACGAAATTGGGTCAAATTCTTCGTTTGATAGTCTTTTATGGTGGGCGGCTTCTTGATTTCTTCGGTGTTCTAGGAAACTATGCTGATCTTCTTGCTTCTTCAAGTACATTTCTCCATTCATTAGCGTATGGTACATCTTCATATCCTTTTAACCACGGTCCGCCATCTGTGAAATGAACTGCTTTAGGTTGATGGATATCATAGTACCCTACCATATTATTATAAGTTGCAGGTAGATTACCTACGTTTTCTGCCCATTTGAAACCGTGTAGGTCACCCGCTGGGGCTTGGTTAACTTCATCATCATCAATTACCATTTCTTCGCAGTTAATGTACATGAGAGATGACCAGTATTTATAAGGGTAAGGACGGTTTACTTTACCATCCATTTTTATCCCTTTTTTAGTTATTAGTTCGGGGTGTTTTACTACAAAGACATCATGTATATCGTCTCTGTACTGTTCTAGTTCAGCAGGGTCTGACCTCCATAAGAAGTCTCCATCACAGAATAAAGACCAACCTCTATAATGTGATAGAAATGGAACTAAAAAACGAGTAAAGGCAAAGTCTGTTGCTTCGCCTTGATACTCGCGAGTATACACTCCTGAAGATACTAAGGAGGCTTTCCTTAGTGGTTGTATGTTATGTGCAGTCGAGAATCTTTCAATACTCGCCTTACACACTTCATACATTTCAGGGTGTGCTTCTTCATACCCAATGAAAATGTTCATTACGTATTGCTGTTGTTTACTATTTCTGGAGTGAATCCTTTATCTTCTTTGCCAAGCTCTTCCCCAAGTTGGTTAATATAAGCCTGTCTTCCAGTAGTCATAATTGCAATTTCTGTTTGCATTTGTTGAACTGCTATATCTGCTACTTGAATATGGTTTATAATAGACTTGTGGTCTTCGCTTAACTGATCAATAACGTACTCTGTTCCGTCAATAGTAATTGTTTGAATTTCTTCGCTCATTTGAATATATCCTGCCAATTTCCTTGTGTACTAGCCTTAGCATACTCGGTAGCACGGTTTTCAAAAAAGTTGGTATGCTCAACTGCGTTAACTTGCATGTCAATCCAAGGTAAAGGATTTTCTGTACTATGGAAGATATTCTTCATACCTAATCCTAGTAACCTTCTATCAGCGATATATCTGATATATTCTTTTACTTCTTTTGCAGTCAGGTCTGGTACTGTAACTTTATTGAAACAAACGTCAATGAATGCATCTTCTAATTCTACAGTCCTTTCAGCAGCGCAATAGATTTCATACTTTAACTTGTCCGTCCACAACTCAGGGTTTTCCTGCATAAAAGTTCTGAATAGTTTTGACAAACCCTCAACATGTAGTGACTCGTCACGAATACTCCATGTTACAATTTGCCCCATTCCTTTCATCAAGTTATGTCTTGGGTAGTTAAGAAGAATCGCAAAACTACTAAATAGTTGTACTCCTTCTGTAAATGCACTATATACTGCCATTGTTTTAGCTATTTCATGCTTTGAGTTCATGTTGAAATCGGTTAGATACTCATGCTTATCTGACATAGCTTGTATATCGAAAAACTCTTGGTACATCTGATCGTCCTTACCTAGAGTTTCGAGTAGAAGTGAGTATGCTTCTTGGTGTACTGCCTCCATAGCAGCAAACGCAACAAGCATCATTCTTACTTCTGGTTGTTTAAATGTAGGGAGGTAATGCTTGGCATAGCCACAACATACATCTACATCTGCTTGAGTAAAGAATCTAAATATATTATCTATAAGTAGTCTTTCCTCTTCACTTAATTTTTCTTTATAGTCCTTAATATCATCTTGTAGTGGAACCTCTTCTGGAAGCCAATGCATTTGTTGCTGTTTTTTATAAAACTCAAACGCCCACGGATAACTAAAAGGTTTATAATAGTCTCTTTCTTTTAATAAATTACTCATTATCCCTCACAACTCAGACATTCCTCTTGCTCAAAGATAATCTCTCTTTTAGCTTCTTGAGTAACATTGTCTGCTCTTGAAATGGCTTCACTACGGAGATAGTAAAGCGTTTTTAAATTCTTTGCCCATGCTAACATATGAGCATTGTGTAAATCACCTTTATTTACATCAGGCGGGAAAAATAGATTCAATGACTGACTCTGACAGATAAACTCTTGTCGGGCCGCTGCATGTTCTATAATCCATGCTTGATTGAGCTCAACAGCAGTCTTGAAAGTATCTCTTTCGTCCTGTGTTAAGAAATCTAAGTGTTGTACACTACCTCTTTGCATGATAATGCCTTTCCAGACTTTATCAGTATTTTGTCCATAGCCTTCCAAAACCTGTTCTAGAAACTTATTTTTCAATAAATTACTACCAGATTTTGTCTTTTGTGTAAAAGCGTTAGCTCTAAAAGGCTCAATACTTGGACTTGTATTACCACAAATAATACTAGAAGAAGCGTTAGGAGCAATTGCCAATAAGTGTGCGTTTCTTACTGAGCAAGAATCGTCGTCTGGGCAAGCACCTTTTTCTACTGCTAATTTCTTTGTTGTTTCCATTGCGTCATGCTTGATTTTATCAAACATCTGCAAGTTGGCTGAAGTTGCCTGCATACTTTCAAATGGTATTCCCATTTTCTGTAAATACGCATGAAACCCCATAGCGCCTAAACCAATACTTCTTTCTCGCATAGCACTAAATTTAGCTCTATGTAATTGGTCAGGTGCTCTAGCAATAAAGTCATCTAAAACATTATCTAACATTCTTACTAGATCGGGGATAAACGCGGGATGCTTACTCCATTCGTCATAATTTTCTAAATTGACGGAGGATAGGCAACAAACAGCTGTTCTTTCGTCGTCGGTGGCTAGTGTAATCTCACTACACAAATTACTGTGGTGTACTTGTAGCCCTTTCTTCTTTTGGAAGTCTGGTAAACCCTGCTGCACTGCATCCTCAAACATTAGGTAAGGCTCTCCTGTCTCCATTCTATTTTGCAATAGTTTGACCCAGAGTGCTCTTGCACTAACAGATTTCTTTACTTGTCTCGTGTGGGGATCCACAAGAGCCCAGCTATCGTCAAAATCAGGATATTTAGTGGCGGAGTGTATGAGTTCCATAAAGGCATCAGGAACCACGACACCGTGATGAAGGTTAATACTCTTCCGGTTAGTGTCGCCACCTGTAGGTTTTCTAACATCTAAAAACTCCTCTATTTCGGGGTGGCTCATATGTAGATAAGCTGCATAACTACCCCTTCGAGTTATCCCTTGTGAAAATGCTAACATTTCCGCATCTACTACTTTGAGAAAAGGTATCACTCCAGTACTCTCACTTCCCTTAGAAGTTTTTGTACCTTGCGCACGAACATCACTCCAGTGTCCACCAATACCACCGCCAAACGATGATAAATAGGCATTTTCTGTGTAATGATCTGTTATACCTTCTCTACTGTCCTCAACATAGTTAAGAAAACAACTAATCGGTAAGCCACGAGCCGTTCCACCATTAGATAGTACGGGTGTAGCAAACATAAACCATAGATTACTTACATAATCATATAGTCTCTGTGCATGGGCGTCATCGTCAGCAAACGCTGTACATGCTCGGGCAAATGCCTCCTGTGGGGAATCTTCGCCCGGTATCATATACCTATCCTTGAGAGTTGCTATTGCAAACTCATCAAGTAAGGCGTCTTTACTAAAATCTACTTTAACTGACATAATCTTTAACTAATCCTATAATTTCTTTACTGTGGCCAAGCACTGCTGCATCTGGGTCGTATGTTAAGTCCATTAACTCTATATTCTTAGCAAGATTCTCTGCACCAAACTCGTTTAAGTTTTGCATGAATTTATACTTGCTTTGTATAGGAAGTTGACTCATTAAATCAAATACATCTCCGTGGTCTGCTATCAGACTACTAGCGCGCTTCGGGCCTATTCCATTTACTCCTGGAACGTTATCTCCTTTATCTCCTGTTAAGCACTTAAAAGTTAAGTACATATCTGGATGAAAGTCGTAATGTTCGTCCCAATTACCCATTGTTGTCTCTTTTCTTGTTACGGTAGAGAACCGTGATATGTTCTCGGTGATTAGAAGATCCCAGTCTTTATCTGAACTTACCATCCAAATATCCTGTATACCTATATCTTCTCTAGCAAGAGCTATAACTGCTGCAATGTCATCAGCTTCTACACCATTATACTTAATAGTGAGATAACCTTTCTCGTTACATAAATCAATACACTTCTGAAATTCTCCGAGAAAATTCAAAAACTCTTGTCTTTCTTCTTCTGTTTGGTCTGCATACCGTTCCTTACGGTTTGCTTTGTACTCTGGGTCGATAGTCTTTCGGTAATCACTACCACCATCGCCAAGTACTACTATTTCTCCGCAATCGTAAGATTTCGCAAGACTTTCTATAGTCCTGAGATATTCTACTTTGAAGAACTCTTTCTTTTGATGTTTCCATCTAAACGCCAAGTTAAGCCCGTCAACTACTAACAGATTACCGTTAGGAGTTGGAGGGTTTCCAAGGCTCGTAAACTCTATCGCCATGTGTCCATTCCTGTTTTTCTAGTGTCAGCCACCTCTCTGCTAGGCATATATAAGCATCAAGCCAAGGCAGATGCATATACTGTTCTAACTTTTGAGGTTTCCGAACGGTTGATACAAAAAATTGTGCATGGTTGGCTTTGAAGAACAGCAGAGGTTCTTGATTACAGAGCTCTGCTTGTTGTCTTGCCTTAGCCCACCATTGCACAAAATTATTACTTTTGTTGGTAAATATTTTAGTAGTAACTGCGTCGTCCTTATAAAATTTTACCTCGATTAGGAACTTATTTATCTTATGTGTAAGATAAAGATCTCCTTTTATTTTCCCACTACCAGAGCCTGGAGTGCCCACGAAAGGTAGTTGGGTATGTCTCGTTAACATATTGGCAACTAGTGCCTCGGCTTTTGCGCCTTTCTGTCTACTATTTACCACAAGTATCGATATATTTAATTAAATTATCGGTATTGTGTAGTTTTAAGTCTACTATTGCCATATCATCTATATCGATTTTGAACTCATCTTCCAACTGTAATACTATATCCACAATATCCAAACTATCTGCGCCAAGCTCTATAAGATCTGCACCTACTGTGACAGTACCTTTTTCTAACCCTAACACATCTTCTATAATTCTGAATGTTTCATCTATGTCTCTAGTAATCATTATCTTCTTCTAACCTCTCAATATATTCTTTTTGCAATATCTTTGTTTTTTCAACATTAGTCAATTCTTCCCAGTCACAAGTCGGACAAGTTACTCCAGTTGGGATATACTCCCTGAACTCAGACTTATGTGGGCATATATGTAGCCAAAATGTGTCTCCGTTATTTGACATAATTTACTCCAAATGACTTATATTATCATCTTTAACAATTTCTATCTTCTCTAACAATGGATGTGTCCAACCATGAGAAACTAAATAAGTGTTAAGTGTTTCTTCTTTTAGAAGGATCTCTACGACCTTCTCCTTTCCTTGCTCGTCAAGTGCTTGATTAACTTCATCAAGAAATAGCACATTGATTTGACTTCTACTAATAGATGTCATAAGTTTTCGTATTGCAACTAGTGTAGCAATATTTACTCTTGCAAGTTCACCACTAGATAGTGCTAGAATGTCAATAAGTTTGCCAGTATCAGTAACCTCTACATTAAGCTTATCATTTTCTACAACGAAATTGATACTAAAACGTCCATCGCTAAACTCTGCCAAGTACTCATTTGTCAAGGACTCTAGTTCTTTGACAAGGGACTCGATTTTGTAGGCGAGAAGGCCGTTCGTACTAAATGCTTTTTTAAGTATTTCGAGAATTGAAAGTTTATCTTCAATACGGCTGAGTTGGCTGATAATACTATCAAGCTCTTTTTCAAATTGAGTAGTTTGTTCTTGTATAATCTCAATTCTTGTATTGTGTCTTTCTCTTCTTTCATTTTCTTGTACTACTTCTTCCAGCTCTTCACGAGCCATCTGAACTTCTGCTTTAAGCGCTGTAATACTGTCTCTGATTGTTTCTGGATTGCTGACTGTCGTTGGGAGTCTAGGGTCAATAGAGGTGAAGAGC